CTTCTGCAGGAGCTTCAGCTGGAGCTGCATCATCTGCAACTACTGCTGTATCTTCAACGGCTGCTTCTTCTGCTACTGCTTCGGCTGGTGCCTCAACTGCAACATCTTCGACAACTACGTTTTCTGTATTATCTGACATTTCATTACCTCCTTCTGCGTTTGCCTGTTTTGCAATTGTTTGTGTTTCAGGCAACGTAAATCTTGAATGCTTATATGCATCAAGAATTTTATCTATCTCTTTTGACTTATTAACATCTGAACTTTCAACCCAGCCTATTAGTGTGGCTGGCTTTCCAGATATTGGAGAGTCATATGTTTTTTCTGTTGAGATAAAAACAGAATTGCTGTCTTCGCAATAAAAAATATTTTCAGTTGTAACTTCAGTTGCTATTCCCTTAAATATCAATGCACCGTTTGCCTTCTGTATAGAAAGAATGTTGCATAGTTCATTTGCTGGAGAATCAACAATAGAAAGCTCAATTAGTTCATAGTTTTTAATAAATCTTACAGTCTTACCGTTTGACTTATTAACTTCGTTGTCTGATTCAAGAATCTTTCCACCTATCGAAAAACCAGAAAGCGTACCATCTAGAACTTTTTCCCAGGTGTCTTGTGCACCCTTTGAAATATATGCATCTACATAGACTCCGTTATAAAATTCTTTTGATGTCGCATCGTAAAAAGTTTCTGGCTTAAATGAAACCATTTTACCTACTGCGTTGGATCCGTGCATCTCACGAATGTTTCCACGGAAACTTTCAAATGCTTTCAGGCTTGACTCTGCTGTTACAACGTCACCTGTTTGATCAACATTGTCTAGTGTGGCAAATCCAGATACAGTTCTTTTTTCACGGTTGACCTTGGTGAAGGGAACCGATAAACTGATGTTGTCGCCATGACTTGACCACAAAGACTTTTCAATATTCATATGCTTAATTTTAGCGACTTATACATAAAAAGGCAAATAACAGTTGAGTAGAGTTAGTCAACCTGTCTTCCATCGCCCTTAGCATTTCTTCCTTCTCCAGAATTATCTGGGGAAGTTGCCTGTCGGTTTTGGGATCTTTGTCGGGTATTTCCAGCCTGGGCTGTTTGCTCTGCGGCGTCCTGAGCCTTTAAATCTACTACGTCGTCTCCGCCTTCTAGTGGAATCATTCCCTTTCTAATTCTAACTTCATTAGGGGTAATTACCTGCATTCTTAAATATCTTTCATCGATTTTAGATTGAGTATCTTCATCGGTAAGGGTTAATTCATTAAATTTAAGAGTTAATGCGTCTGTCTTTTCCTCAAATATTTTATTTAATTTTTTCTCTAAAATCATTTGTGCTGGGCGACAAACCTGCTCTTTAAATGTTTTATCTGCATCACGAGCTACCGCTAAATTTACTCCTTCTGGAGTTCCAATTTTATTAATTGGGACACGGTGGGCCAATAGGATTTCATCTCTATTTGATTTGCGGTAAACATTAAATGAAGATTCCTGTGGATTTGCTTCCACTGGCTCCATCTTAAATTCTGTCTTTGAGTCTGGGGTATCTCCTGGAAGTGGAATATATAGGGATCTATGATTCTTTCCTTTTAGTCCCACCTGGAAAAACTCAAGCAATTTTCTTTCTGATTCTGCTGAAAGCTTTGCTCCCTTAACTGTAATAATATATCTTGGAACAGCCTTGTTTTCAAAGTAATCTAGGTTGTATCTGCCAGATAATTCATTACCTGCCAAAGAGACTTGAGCTGCAATAATATCTGCCACTCCATAATAATTATTCATCGGAGTGTACTTCTTCAAATGTATAATTTCATTTGGTCGGTCTTCTTGACCAGCAATTGGATTCTCTGTTTCTGTGTCTCCAAAGTTTTTAAAGTAAACAGCCTTTCCGTATAGCAGTTGAATAAATCCATCTCTAAGTCTACGCACACGCATTGTCTTTGCTGGGATGTGGCCAATATATCCAATGTTTCCATTTGTCGTTCTACCAATTTCAATATAGCCATTGCCTGTTGCTTCGTAATCTGTAAAAACCTTAATCAGTGTTTGTGTAAATGTATCTTCATCATTTGTTGTATCAAGCCATGTGTGCAGATCTTGCCTTAGCTTACTTAGCTTTCTACGTGCTCTTTCAAGTGACTTGTCGTCTGTAAGTGAATCAATGGCGTCATTTGTTTTCTTTGTCTCTATAAAATCATATCCTAAGCCAACAATGTTTGCAACTTTAGCATTAATTGCAGCGTAGTTATATGTTGAAATCTCATATACCTTTGAAAGGTATTCTAGGTTGTATGGAGGTTCTACTAGGTCGAACATAGCATAGCCAGTAATTGCTTGTGCTAATAAATTTTGCTGTGTGCCAGTCTCTTCTCTACCAGTAAATGATTTAGAAAATTCTCTGCTCATCTTGCGCTTAAAAGATGTTCCAAGACCTCTTACTTTTTTAAGATCTTCTAGTCCTACCGCAAATGGGTCATTGCTAATTTCATCTTTCTTTAAAGAAAACCAATCGGCATTGTTTGAAATATTAATTATGTTTTCTGAGTTGTCCTCATCAAGAAATTCTACGCTCATTTTATACCCCGTAATTTTTTCATTTCGTCTTTATAGTTTCCAATATCTAGTGGGTCTGGAACTAGTCCCCAGTCTAGTCTTTGCTTTTGGTGTTGGAATTCTTCATCGTCAATCTTTCTTCTTCCAGAAAGAAATTTAGGCCCGCCTTCATATATGCCGAATGAGCGAACTTCTCTAGCCAAAGCATCGATCTTGGATCTATTTCCTTTTTTGGACGTGACTGAAAGAAAATTGCCATCATCGTCTCCAATCCATCTACCATCTGGCATTTGCCAAACATATATCCCAAGAGTTGTTTCCTCTTCAAGGATTTTAGAATTTATTCGGTTGATATCCATAGTAATTTATTTTACCATTACTTCCCGCTTAAGTCCAGCTTTTGTCAACCAGTAGGACAAATTATTTGTTTTGGAGTACAATCCAGTCATTGTCGTAGAACTCTACTGAGTTTTCTGTCAACGTAATGGACGAATCATCTGCTACAGTAGCAGATCTTCCAATATGCATGTTGTAATGAGACAGTGCGGTAGGGGCTGTAAATGTAGATGGATAGTAAGAGATATATTGATATAGGCTAGAAGGGCCACCTGTTGCTGAATGATTAAATAATATTTGGCCTGTAATTGGTCCACTTGTTACAATTATAATATGATAAAGCTCGTTTGGGGTAAATACAGAGCTTATATTTGTCTGAGATGTTCTATCTACCCCATTAACATAAATAGCAGATATATTAGATTTAGTAATAGTTCCATTAGTAGCCCAAGAATATCCTGCTGCTACAAAGTCTCCATTTGCCGTGCTTGATATAATAGAGTTTGATGTAAGGTCTGATAGAGTTAAAAATAACTCTATTGTCTTTATTGATTCTGCGGTGTTAATTTTAAATCCCGCCCCATCTGCTGTTGTCACACCATTTAGCTTTTGGCGGGACAAGATAGGATATTTAACTCGTCCTAGCGTAATATCTTTTGAGGCAAATCCAGCTGTGCCCTCTATTGTATAAATATAATCGGGGTTGCTTATTGAATATAGGATCTGATCTTTATAGAAACAAAGTAGTAGGTTGTATAGTCTTGGAATAAATTTAGATGTATCTGATGATGCAAATGTTATCTCAAGATAAAGGGTTCTTTCAGAACTAAATGATCCTAATTTAAATTGAGGAATTGCTCTTCCATTAGAACAGGCTTGCCATGTTGTTCCATCTGTAGAAGTTCTTACAGACACCCCATTATCGCCGCTCCACTCTATCTTAGAGGAGTCTAAGTCGAATCCTGCAGGAATTGCTATGGCATCTACAACAACTACGCTCTTAGAGGCTGCAGAGTCCGTTTTGTTTATTTCAAGGCATTTCTCTTGGATGTTATATGTTAAATCTTCTGATGCAAAAATTTCTAGCGGCTTATTAGCTGGATAGGCAAAGTTAAATTGTTTGCTAACGCTATCGTCGTATATTTCAAACAACGTACCGCTATCTGGGTAAGAAACTTGAAATGGTGAAGTAGTGCCAGAATAATTATAATGTTCTAAAATTCTATCTGAGCCAAGAGCATACCTGTAAACTGCTGGAGCATCTACAATGAATGAATCGGACGCATTTCCTGTTGGACCTAGTTTTAATGTAATTGTTGGGCTAGTAAACTTGTAATTATTTAAAGATTTGCTTGCTGCAAATTTGCCGTCTACATATAAAGACATTTCTGTAATAGAATACGTGGCTACAATATGATGAGATTGGCTAATATTGGGTAAAGTATAATCAAGTCTTTCCGCTTCAAGTTTAAATACTATGTTACCCTTTTCGTAAAAAATACCGATATTATTTGTTGAGTCTGCAAATATAGTTGTTAACCCAGTTGTAGTAATTTTAGGGTAAATCCAAACTTCTAATGAAAATGCGTTATCTGATGAGTTATTATCTGCAAATCCACCATCGGCGGTAGATCCATAGTAATCTTTGGTTACTGGTAAAGTAATGTACTTTGTGTTTGTTATTAATGATCCATTTGCCCCGCCAGCAACAAGTGGAATAAGCCCCGTAGAAATTGCCCCCGTGTAGGTTCCAGAATTACCACATCCAGAAACGTCGGTTGCGGTAGTGCCAGACAGCTCGTCTAGCGGCCAAAAGCCAATAGGGTAATCGTTTATTACTTTAAGTTGGTAGCTCATCTTATTATTATATACCTATTTCCTTTATATATTATTTTCTAAAGAAAAAGATTGCAACCATATACTTTGTACCCTCTGTTGTTGGCAAAGGCTCATGCAAAATTCCATGGGACTTGAATACGACTGCGCTTCCAGGCTTTGGCTTAACAGAAAGGTTGTCATTAGGAAAAGCCAGGTCTCCACCCTGATAATTATCGTTTAAGTAAAAAACAATTGAAACTGTGCCTGTCAAGTGCTGTGGGCTATAGTCTGGATCCCAGTCAGTATGTGGGCCCATTTCTGTAGAATTGTTATATTTATATATCTTGCAATGTGTTGGGAGATCCCCTAAATCTATTTGATGTGCCGAAGCGTACTCTTCTGCTATTTGTATTGCCCTATAATGAATCATACTGGCAAACTTAGAGTTATGCCTGTCTCTATTATTATTATTTAAAACATTTTTATAATTGATTGTTTTTTCATAACCATACTGAACAGTTTTGCATGAAGAATTCCATGGCTCCCATTTACTTATCTGAGAGCCCATATCTTGAAATTGATCCATTAATTCAATTTCTTTTATTAACTCTTCAGGGTTGTCAAATACTTCTGTATAGTAATGTATATCTGGAGTAAGTATTTCTTTAAGCATCATACTTACCTTTATGTGTTGGTGGAGTTCCCCTTTTCTTAAGATCATTCCACTCTTCGTAAGTTTTTTCTTGTTCTGCTCTTGTTTCTTTAAGTTCGGCTTCCCACTCAGCTATTTGTTCTGGTGTATAAACTGCATCAGCATCATCCCAAAACGATCCCACTGTATATCTTTCTGCCTTTTCAACCATCGTGACTTCATGCTCGTTGCCATATCCACCTTTAAAGAAAGCAAGTCTACCAGGCTTTGGCTTTATTGCAATATCATGATGTTTAAAGTTTAAAAACCCTCCATCAAAATTATCATTTAGATAAAGGAATCCTGCATATTTACTTTTATAGAATGCGGAAGGCTTTCCGTCTTCATGGGTATTATCTGAGTGAAAACCTGCAAATGCTCCTATTACCCACTTTTGTGCGTGGTAACTTACTTCTGATAACTCTTTGTTAAAACAGGTTTCCCCTGCTAGTTTAACTTTTTCTTTTAGTATAGAAAAATAATCTTTAGGCAAGCCAAATAGAAGTAGGTTATCGTCCCAAGGCCAGTAGCCCATGGCAAGAGATCCGTAAAAAGAAATTTGATTCCACTTTAAATGACCAGCGTCGGTAATTGCGTCAAAATAAGCAATTATTTTTTGGCATTCTTCTTCTGTAATTAAACCATCAACAACAAAAACATCATCCTTAAGCGATACAATTTCCATTAGCACTCCGTCTTATCTTTATCTTCTAGACTATCGATATAATCTATATGATCTTGTATTTCTTTTTCAGTTGGAACCTTTAGTTTTCCATTTTCAAATACTAGGTTCCCGCCATATACATCTAGGCTCATTCTTCTTTTTTCCATTTCAGCCCATTTTGTTGCACCGTATTTTAATTGGTTTTCTAGCCATTCATCAGACCCCTTATATGGATAAACCATAAAGTTTCTGATTAAATATTTATTTCCTTTAGTCGCCGTTCTTACGCCATGATAGTATCCTTCTCCAGAAGGAAATACCATTATGTCTCCTGCCTCTGGCTTGTATGCGGGAACAAATTCTCCATTAACATAAAACTCAATTTCTCCGCCTTCATAGTCGTCATTTATATAAACCGTACAGGTTATATAAAATTTATTTCCTGGAGCATCCTTATCTGTTTGTTTAAAATCTGTGTGATACTGCATTGTTAAATTATTCTTTAAAGAATCTACGTTAGTAAAATATTTGCAAAATGATGATGAGCCGAGCTCTGCTCCTTCTGGAAGGTCAACATTATATTTCTTTATGTAGTCTTCAAGAGCAATATTATATGCATCCCAAACTGTTTCTGCAGCCCAATACTCTTTGTCAAAAGTTTCATTTTTGCCACGTAGGTTATCCATAGCACCCTTAAATTTTGTTGATGAGTATGTGCCAAAGGAGCTCCATCTAGTCCACGGAACAAAATAATGTTCATCTGAATCTTTTTCAATGTTTTCTGTAGACTTTACAACATCAAAAATTTCCTTATGATCTGGAAGTAAACCTTTGTAAATTTCAATTCTGGGATACAGGGTCTTTGATACTATATTATCCATTTATTTTTTCTCCTAATTTAGTTATAGTCCAAAACCAAGGTGAGGTGTATCTTGTTCCTTCTGTAATAATATCGACACCATGTATATAGTTTAAATCACCTGGAAAAAAATATGCCGCTCTAGCTTTTGGCTTAAAAGCAATTTCTTGTTTTGGAAAATGCAATCTACCACCTTCGTAATCTTCATTTAAATAGATTACTGTCCCAATGTCATACCATGGAAAATTGTTTGCAGTTCCCTTATCTGGTCCTTCGTGCAATTCTTTATCTGCGTGTGGCCACTGCATAGAGCCAACTGGCCATCTAACAAGGCATGGGCCTGTAGGCTTTACCTCTACATTAAAATGCTTTTCAATCATTACTCTTAGTCTTTCAATTATTGACTCTAGCATTACTGAAACAGCTGGATCTGACTCATCTAAAGATTTTCTTGTTGCAACACGGTTTGCCCATACGTTGTGTTGATAGATGATTGTTCCATTCTCATTTTTAACATCTTGGCCCTGATCCCAAACTTCATTATTTTTAATAAAATTTAAAAGGTATTCGTTTTCTTCTTCCGTTAACAAGTTCTCTATTTCAACAATGTTTTCTTTACCATTGCCAAAATAACCAGAAGGCGTGATTGATGTTCTGTGCTTTCTAATATCCGAAGGGTTCTCTACAGTGTTTTCCATTTATTTTTCCTATTCATATTTCTTGGGTACCCAGGTATTTTTTTTATATACTCCAGTATTTGCTCTATATATGGCCACATGGTCATTGTGTCTTTTTTGCATTTCTTGATACGTATACAAATTAAACTCTGATTTCCATTCTTCTCTTTTGATTGGAATTATTTGTGCATAGGGAGTTCCTTTTGGAATAATTCCTTTAAAGCCATCTCTAATAAAAAATGGCATTAGCCCTGGCGGGGCATACCTATCACTATCAATTATACCGCCTACCGTTAAAAAAGGCAGCTCAAAATTATTAATAGGCTGTACAACTAAAGCGCTATACCCTTCTGGAAGGGTAAATCCCCAATTTGGATACCAGTGATAAACAAATTTATAATATCCTTCTGGATAATGAAATTCTCCCATGTGCGAACGAATTGAAACAAAGTCATCAAATCCTGGCTCTGCTTGCACTAATGTGTATCCGTCTTTTATAAAAACATTAATGTCGCATGGTGTTGTAAGCATATATCCTGTCGTAAAAATATCATGTAAGGCTGGACAGGCTTTAAAGCCTGGGCCTCTTTGATTGTCTGGAGGACCGACTACATCATTTCCTTCAAAATCTTTCCAGTACTTGCTAGCATTCTTAAACCATCCTGGCATAACATTTTTTGTAGGGCTTGGAACAAGATCTTTATTGTTATAGTGTCTATTTGAATTAAAAACAATTTTCATTTGTATTTATTGACTTTCAGCTTAATTGATTTTACTTCATGAGATCCTAGTTTATTTCCTAGATAGTCTGTGGCATCTCTATAGTAGTCTGTCCAAATTTGTTTTTCTGCCGCCTCTTTAGCTGCAGCAACTGCTCCTTCATAAGTTGGAACATTCTCAAAGTGTGGCTGTGGCATATGCCTTATATCCTTTACTTCAAGAGTAGAGTTGTTTAGCTCTGTTAAAGATATTGGCAAAATTGCAATTACTGGTTGTCCAGCTTTGATTGTGATTGGAACGTATGGCTTTGTAATCTTCCATGCAACTGGCAATGGGCTACCAAAAAAAGATGTTGTTAGTAAGCTTGTTACGGCCTGGGCTCCATCAACAAACATATTTGGAACTGGGAAAGATAGCAATGTGTAATTACTTTCTGTTTCAAAAGTTAGATTTGTTTTAAAATTAATTGTTGAGTGACCTCTACCAGTTTCGCAGTATTTTTGTCCTTGTAAAACCTGAACATTATGTGGATAGGTACTTGTTACTCCATCCCACATAAAAGTTATATCTTCTGGAAAAGATATTCCCCAGCCTAATTGATTTGCTAGAGTTAGTGGAAAGCACCTGTATGCATGATTATGCTCCGTCTGGTCCATCCAATCTCTTTTTGCAGAGAGTGGCTCTATGTTAGCTGTATCTTGCAAATTATCATATGCTGTTACCTTAATCAATTAATTATCCCTTTGTTCTGCTGGGATAAATTTTTTACCTTCGGTAAAATGGTTATATTCATAGCCTGCCTCTATTTCTCTATAAAGAGGTGTGTGTGGAGCCTCTTGATAATCTAACATTGTAACAATTGCATATTTAGTTCCAGATTTTACTGGCATTGCTGCATGAGAATAAATATAAGAAGAAGGAAAAAGATATAGATCTCCAGCTTTAGGTTTAATCTTTAAGCCAAGCTTATCGAAAAACAACTCTCCGCCTTCGTAGTCGTCGTTAATATAACCTACTGATGAAAGCACACACACATATGAATATCCGTGATCTGAATGGACATTAAAGTGTTGATTTTTTGCATACTTAATAAAGTTAAAAGATTCCCAATAGTTTAAGGGTGGAAGCTGAAACATTTTCATGTAATCTGCTACAGCGTTAAGCTGTACTCCTTTTGAGTCTCTCCATATCTGTCTTAGCTCTATTTCATCCTCTGTAAGATCTTCTTGCTGAACATGATTTCCATTGCCATACATTAGGGATCCGCCGTCATTTTCTTTAATTTTAAAATCCCAGGCATCACGATAATCTGTATTTAGTGTATCAAAGCCTGTTTGAGCCAGGTTCCAGTGCTTCTTGCTTTCTTGTTTTTCTAAAACCTTTTCTAGTCTTTCTGCCAGATTGTACTCTTTTTTAAAGACGTCTCTGTATACAATAATTCCTGGATATATAGTTTCTGCATTTGGAAGCATATTATTTTTTCCCCTTGTGTTTGTTATCTATCATTCTATCATATTCTTCGGTATGGGCATCATCATTGTAGTCTAGCATGGTAACAAAAGAATACTTGACTCCTGACTCAACTGGAAGAGCTACGTGAGAATATATAAAAGAGGAAGGAAATATAACTAAATCCCCTATCTCTGGTGTTATATGTAAATTAAATTTAGGAAAATATAGCCCACCGCCAGTATAACCATCATTTGGATATCCGACTAAAGATACGGCACATTTATATGACCACCCGTCATCTGCATGCTCTTGAAAAAATTGATTAGGGTAATATTTAACTACATTAGTCCATTCCCAAAAATCCATTTTAATTGAATACATATTGCAAAAATCTTCAACTGCATCTTTTTGGCAATTATAAATATCTTTGTAAAGTGGGTGAGATTTTCCAAGAGCAGAGATCTTAAAGTCCCATGCATCCCTGTATGTTTTATCTGTCTCTTCTAAACAAACAGTTGCACTATTCCAGTCAGTTTCTTTGCTGGATACGCAATCTTCAATACGATTAATTAAATCAAGTTCTTTTGGAAAAGAATTAGGATATACCCATATCCCAGGGTACAACTGTTTTTTGTTGTATATCATTATTAAAGAATAGCATTTTTGCGTAATATAGTCAAGGATTAGTTATCCTGAAATTCTGCGTCCGACTCTTCTTCATTGTGTGGATTTTCAGCAATATGAGGGTCCACATCATTTGGATCTATCTCGCTGTAAGTTTCGCATCCATTATATGCAAGCATTGATCCTGCCACAAGAAGTCCCCACGGTTCTCTGTAGAATAAAAATACGTCTGTATCTTTTTCTACAAGATCCAAGGACTCAACAACTATTGGATCAGAAGGGTTATCGTAATTAAATATTTCATCGCCAATTTCTAGGTTAGCTGCTTCTGGAAGCATATATTCATTGCCTCTTTTTATCACAGGTTGTTCTACTAATGACAAATCATATTTAGGATTGTTATTAATTCTTACAACTGATGATTTTGTTTCCTTGAATATATTTGTAACCTTTGACTCTAATGTTTTTTGATTAATTAAATTAGAATCTCTCCATGAAGCAACTTGAATCATGCAGTCTGTGCTTATGTATCCTTGTGCACAGTTAGAAGAATGTTCTGGCAAATTATCAAAATAAGCGGTTAAAAGAATATCATCTATCTTTATATCTTTTGCTTTTTTGTATCCGTCCTTAGTAAGCACCTCCGTATCTGCTGGTATACAGAATCCTGGAGGGCCAAAGAATCTTGGAGGGCCAAAGAATCCTGGAGGTGCAAAAAATCTTGGAGGTGAAAAGAATCTTGGAGGGCTAAAGAACCCTGGAGGTGAAAAGAATCTTGGAGGGCTAAAGAATAGTGGAGGTGTAAAGAAGTTTGGTGGTGTAAAAAATAGTGGTGGCACAAAGAACTGTGGTGGCGCAAAGAACTGTGGCGGCACGAAGAAGTTTGGTGGCGCAAAGAATTGTGGTGGCGCAAAGAAGTTTGGCGGCACAAAGAAGTTTGGTGGAGCAAAAAAGTTAGGTGGCGCAAAAAAGTTAGGTGGCGCAAAAAAGTTAGGTGGCGCAAAGAAGTTTGGTGGGGAGAAAAAAGCTGGTGGTGAAAAGAATGTTGTAACTTCACCAGTTGCAGAACCTAAAGAAGTTCCATTTGCGTTTACTGCTTTTACTGTATATATCTGGGCACTTGCCATAGTCTCTCTAATTGCTATAGATGTTGCTGGGAAATTAGCTTCATATGGTGATGCTAGTCCGCCTGGCTGTGTAGTTAAATCTGAAGATGTAATTATATATTTTGATATATCTTTTCCACCAGTTGCTGGGTGCCCCCATGAAACAATATCTTGTCCACGTTGTCCTGGTGTAGTGGTTTGTGTACCTTCTGTGCTATGGCCTGGACCTGTAGTGTTAGATACTGCTGTAACTGTTCTTGGTGATTGTGGAACTGTTGTAACTAAAAGAGGGGCGGTTGCGGTAGACTCCTGAGAAGTTCCATTTACATTTGTTGCATTTACTGTTACAAAGCCAGTTAGTCCTGAAGGTATTCCAGTAATTAAAATTGGGGATGTTGCAGAAAAATCTGTATAAGTTACTGATCCAGTATTAGGAGTAAACTTTGCAGTGTAATTTATAATAGGCAATTGGCCTGTTGGGTATTCAAAAGTAATATTTATAGCCCCATTGTTATATGGTCTATTTGTTCCTACATCTGTTGCAACTACATTTATTGGTGGTACTGGATATTCAAAATCTCCAGAAAGTTGCGCTTTTCTACCCGTCTTTTTACCCATTTTTTAAATACCCTTCTTACGCTGTCAAGTCTCCGAACAAAAGCCAAGTGTTGGCATCTCTTTTTAATATTGTTGCAATTGACCATTGAAATCTTAACTTTTGTCCTGGAGTAAAGTTTAATACTACACCAGGTCCTGCTTGAACCGTAGTTTGTCCTGCTCCTGTTTGTAAAATATCAAGAGTAGTACCAACTGGGAAATTGATAACCGTATCTGCTGGAATGGTTACTGTATTTGCAACAGTCATTCTCATATCGATAATGGAATCTCTTTCATTTAAATTACTTAATGTGTAATTAAAAAATTTAGTATATATAGGTGTTATAGACGGGGTACCTTGTTTTGACTGTACCCCATCTATAAACTGAATATTACCCAATGTGCTGTCAAGTGTTCCACTTAACTTTACTACTCCAGAAAATGTTGTTATTCCAGAAAGACCGCAGTTATCAGAAACTGATAATGATTTAACCTGCAAATCTGTTTCGTAGGGAAACTTTCCTTTAGTAATAGACATTGTTATGTTTTCCTATGCCTGTGCCTCAGTCCAGGATAGTCTTGCGAACACTGGAGCTGTTGTTGAACCAAGATTTGCAACAACAATTGTTAGTGTGTCTGGACCATCTGGGTAGATGTTTGTATTTGAGTTTACTGATCCTCCACCCACAATTGAGTTTCCAAGATCTCTAACGTTTGACAGATCGATTGAGTTAGCTCCAGTTCCTACGAAGAAACCTGCAGTAGTTTCTCCACCAGATAAAGTGGTTGAGCTACCTTGATAATCTACAATCTGTGCTAGTGATGAGTTTGCTACTCCTGCTACGTTTCCTACCGCATTAGTCCATGCATTTGTTGTTGATGGAACTCCATTTAGAACTGCAGTTACAAGAAGGTTAGCGTTAGCTAGAGACGTTGTAACATCTAGTGCTTTAAGTGTAAGCTGCATACGGTTAATTAGTTCTCTTTGTCCGAATGCTGCAGCAATACCATTATCTACTGAAGGTGCTACACGGATTGCAAATAGTGCTCTTGATTGTCCTGCTGGAATAGAGTTTCCAGTTCTCTGTCCGTATGTAAACACGAGAGACTTATCTTCATCAAAGTTACCGTCCATGATTACCGATGTTCCCCAGTGTGATATGGATGCTGAGAATGATGGGAATGCTAACTCAACCATTGTTGGTGAAGTTGCTGCAAATGTAAAGGCTTGAGCGGATGTGGCTCCCATTGGAGCAATAATTACTCCAGTAGGGTTATCTGTTAAAGCTGCTTTGCTAAACTGAACTGATGTACCAGTAATTGAAGAAATAAATGTTCCTTCAGGGAAGGCATTAGATATAACTCTTTGTCCTACCTGAATTCCAGTTGCGCTTGCTACTGTTCCAGTGCTTGTTCCAGTTGCTATAGTAACAGTTAGTCCTGCTTCTACACCAGCTTTTCCTCTTGTAAGTCCAGTAAATGTTGTTGCTGACTTTCCTGTGTAGTTAACATACTCATAAGTACTTTCGTTTCTTATAACTAGTGTTCCTGAAGGTGGGAATCCAGCTGTAGAAGCAACCGTTAGCGCTGCATCTGTTGTTAAAATTTCTGTAGTTGCTTTTGTGTAAGGTGGATTGGTTGAGCTTTCATATCTACCTGGAAGGTTACCAGAGCGCATGTAGGCTTCTGTATTGACGTTGTTGTTAGGCATCTTGTGTACGTAAATAACATCACCCTTTGGACCTCTAACGCCCCATCTTACGAATCCTGCACCATACCATGTATAATCGATATAGAACATTTGCATCTTTCCAAGATCAATGTTGTACTGAGAAGGCCCTGTACCGTCAATCTTATCTAGATTAAAATCGCTTTGAGCAATTTTTGTATCATCTGTTCTAGAAACAATACACATTGAAGCGCTTGCTCCACGGTATGCTGGGCTAATTGTTAGAGATGTGTCTGATGCAATTGAAACAACCTTATATGATTGTCCACGAATTACAATTTTATCTCCTGGTATTAGCTGCTTAGAGAAATATGTTGGGAATTCTGCGCTAGATTGTAGAATTGTTGCAGAGTTTTGTGAAACTGTTACCTTACCAGATAGCTGGAAAGTTGAGCTTCTGCGAACTGCATAAAGTATATTTCCGTCGTACTCCCAGAACAAACCATTCTGCTCATCAAAAGCACCTAGTCTATTTTGGCAACCATACCAAGATTCTACTGATGCGTAGAATGGTCCTGTTGCAACTGTGGCTGAAGGAATTGATAGTGCTTGATATTGGAAAGCTGTAGCACTTAATACATTCGTAATTGTAAATGTTCCATTGTATGCAGTTTCATTACATCCACCAATTTTAATAACTGTTCCTGGTTGTAGATTGTGCTTTTCTTTTGTTTGAACTGTTACTGCTACTGTGTTATTTGATGTTATATTTTCAATTCCTGCGTAAGGCTTTAGAACTGTTCCTGAAGAAATCTGAATTCCCTTACCTGATTGATATCTAAAGTAGCGACGTGTTTGACGAACGCATTGTGCATAGTTAGAGCCTGAGTTAGCACTAAACAAAACACCACCATCATGTGGTCTATGTGCAAATGTAGACTGTGGTCTTACAAAAATTGCAATTCCACCAGCAATTGTTCCTGTTGGTGCTACATCTACATAGAATGCAAATGTTGTTGTGTTAATTATCTGAGCAACTTCTTGATTGCCATTTGGAGGATTAGTTGTTGCTGTAGCTCCAAGTACAACAATTTCATTTCCTAGGGCAAGTCCGTGAGGAACTGATGTTACTGCTGTAATCTTTCTTCCTGAATAAGTTAATGATGCACTTCCGCCAATTTGAGCACCGCTAAAAAGAACTCCCTGATTAACTATTGTCTTGTTTGGATCAAGGATTTCTGTAATGCTTGTTCTGTTAATAGCAGAGGCTGTATATGTGAAGCTAGATCCTCCACCGCCGTTTTCGATAATAAAGTTACCATCTGCAATTGCCAAAAATGAATCTTGGATTGTAACTGGAGTTCCGTTTGCTGGAGCTGTTCCAGAGCTGAGTGTAACTGTTACTGTTTTTGAGCCTGTTGGGAGATTAATAGAAGAGATATTAGCAATAGGTGTTGGTCTTGCATAAGCAAATGGTCTATTGTTAATTAATCCTAGGTTTTCCCACTTAGAAGTCTGTGTTCCGTATTCAAAATCAGTGTCGATAAGAGCTCTTGGTTGTGAAACTCTAAACTTGTTTGCTGGGTCTAGCTGTGTTTCTGCTGGCTTAAAACTTTCATCAAATGTATCAATTGTAAACATAAGTTTATCTGTTGATGTCATAGATGCAGTGTTATATGATAGAACAATTGTTGTATTTTCTACCATCGCAGAGTTTGTAGTAGCTGAGTATGATGTTGAGCCCAAGCTTGGATCTGAAAAATTATAAATAACCTGATTTGTTGTTACGTTCGTGATCAAAAGCAATCTTTCTTTCAAGATTGTTTTTGGAATCGAAATAGTTCTTGTTGATGGGGTAAACGTATAAGACGTTTCTAGTAATACTTTTCTTGCCATTTTCTTAATCTCCTAATAATATATCTGTTGCTCTGAACGGATATCTAGATTTTTTAACTGTTTGCGTATTTGGTCCTGAGATATACTTTGCCTCAAATGATGACCCAGCTGGAATTGGTTCCCCGAACTGAATATATCCATCATTATCTAAAAAGTACCCCTCGGACGGCAATGCGCTGAGCCAGTGCTGATCTTGGTTTCCCAATATTTGAATTATACCATTAATTGTTATAAAAAGCTTATATGGGTTTGATGGAATAAAATCTACTCCATCAAATTTTAGCTTAAATCTTGAAGTATATCCATCAAACAATTGAGACAATGAGTCTAAAGGATATATATCGCTTCCTACCGAATCGGCAATTTCTGCTTCAAGGTAAGCTTTATTTACTGCGTGACTTGCAGATACTGGGTCTGCAACAGATATTGGCCCAGTAAAGTTAGGGTTGCTAATTGTTGGTGCTGTTATTGTTTTATTGGTTAAATTTTGTGTATCTGTTGCTGTTATAATATAGTTAGCTACTGATGCTGAAAGACCTATTCCTGGAATTTTAAATGCGTTGCTTGCATTATTTCCAATAATAATTTCGTTGCTGGTATTACTTGTAGTCGACTGTACAACATCACCGATAATAATGTTATTACTTCCGCCGACCAAATTGCTTCCTGCGCTAGTTCCTAATAGGACGTTTCCTATTCCACTTGTTATTAAAGTACCAGCCTGGAATCCTAGCACTGCGTTTCTGCTTCCTTCTGTTAATGATCTTAAAGATTCATTTCCGAGTGCTGTATTTTCAGTTCCAGTTTCTATATTCTGTAAAGTTAGGCTTCCTAGTGATGTGTTGTCAACACCAGATGTTGTTACCTTTCCGTATACAGTTCCAAGAGTATTTTCAGTTGCTGCAGAAGTGGCCAGCGTAACCGTTCCACCCAAAGATACTGCGTTCCCATTAATTGTAATAGAGGAATTTACAAGCTTGTTGTTTTCAATTGATCCAGCTAACATTGCGTTGGTAATTGTATTATTTGGAAGTACTACTGTCCCTGTAAATGTAGGTGATGCTATTGGAGCCTTGGTACCAAGTGCTGTTGTTATTGTAGCTGCATAGTTTGCGTCATCACCAAGAGCTGCTGCCAACTCATCAAGAGTATCTAGTGCTCCAGGAGCAGCTGCAATCAAGTCAGCAATCTCTGTTTGCACGTAAGCAGTTGTTGCAATTTGAGTTGTATTTGTGTTGGCTGCTGCTGTTGGGGCAGTTGGTACACCACTAAGTGCTGGTGACGCAAGTGGTGCCTTAAGGTCAAGTGCTGTTTGTGTAGCAGTTGAAACTGGCTTATTTGCATCTGAAGTATTATCAACATTTGCAAGACCTACATCAGATTTTGTGATTCCAGTTGGATTATTAATAACTGGAGCAGTTAAAGTTTTATTTGTTAAAGTTTCAATACCAGCACGAGTTGTTACTGTATGTGCACCATTTGCAACTGGAATTGTTGTTGTATTTCCGCTATGACTAAATTGAATATTTCCAGAATCCAACTGCATAGATGCTGTATCTAGGTAAAGTGTTGTTCCAGACAAATATAGATCTTTAAACTTGTTAGCTGCAGATCCAAGGTCATATGAGGCATTTGCTGATGGAATTAAGCTTCCACCAATTGTTGCACCATTTATAACTGGAGATGTCAGTGTTTTGTTTGAAAGAGTTTGAGCTGTATTTAAATCTACAGTTGTTCCTGTATTAATACTAAATGTATTTCCATTAAGGCTTAATCCATTACCCGCAAGATATGTACCAGCACCTGAGAACTGTGTAAATACTATTGGGTCCGTTCCAATTGTTGCTGGTTTATTTGTTTGTACCCATCCAGTGCTAGCATTTGCTGTTCCTGAATATACGAATACAAAATCACCAGAATCAACTTCTGCTGCTGTATCAAAATCGGCTGCACGTACTGGTTGTCCTGAAGCCTGAACTACGTAAATACCGTTTTCAGATGTAGTTGTCTGATTTTTAACAAGAATTCGGTTGCCAGTTGCAAGGGTTACTCCGTCAAGAGTGTCACCGTTTTCAAGAGCATTTGCGAGATTAACATTTGTAGTTGTTGCTGCAATTACGGACTCGTGAATATGAAGACCTTCTGTTACTGAGTCAACGTAAGCCTTTGTAGCAGCATCTGTTGAATCAGTTGGTGTTCCAAGGCTTGTGATTTTATAGGTAGCAAGAGATACGTTGCCAGTTGGTGCACCGACTGTATTTAGTGCAAATTCTGAAGGGTCTACAGAAATTGCTCCAGTTGTATCGTTATAAGAAAGGCCTGTTCCAACTGCATTTCCTATTGCATCTTGAGCATTTTCATCTGTATATGTTACCGCTCCAGTTAAAGAAATTGAATTTGCTACATCATCATAAGATACTGAAATATTTGTATGTGTACCAGCTGCTAAAGCGGTTGCTACAGCATCCTGTGCTCTATCATCTGTAAAGTATTTATTTGTACCACCTTCAGCTAAGGCGTCTGTTGTAGAGTCCGCCACTCCATTTTCAGCAGTAATAGTAAGTCCGTTTTTATCTCCTGTAATTGATATATTAGACTTTGTAGCATTTGTAAGCAGCTCTGCTGCAAATGCTTTGGTTGCCAGTTCTGCTGTATCTGCAATACCATGTATATTTGTTGTATCTGATTCGTGCAAAGAAAGTGCAGATGCTGCTGTTGCTTCTGCGCCAGACTTTGCTGCGTTTGCTTTTGTTGTAGCATCTGTTGCTGCTTCAGAGATTGCGGCTGCTTGTGCTGCATCTGCTTCGGATTTAGCAAAAGCTGTGGTTGCAATTTGAGTTGTACTTGTGTCTGCCGCTGCTGTTGGTGCAGTAGGTGTTCCAGTAAGTGCTGGTGAGGCCAGTGGTGCTTTTAAACCAAGGGCTGTTGTTATAGTTGATGCATATGATGCATCGTCATTAATTGCTGCTGCAAGCTCGTTAAGTGTGTCTAATGCGCCTGGCGCACCATCAATAAGATTATTAATTGCTGTTGAAATAGCAGAAGATAGCTCTGTGTCTCTAGTTATTCCTGCTGGAATTTGTGAATCTGGGATTTTACCAGTGGCATCAAGTGAGGCAACGCCATCTATATTTCCAACATCTGAAAGAGGAACATAAGTGGTTGATGCAGTATTTCCTAAAGATGCTACTGCTGCATCTGTATAAGCATTTACTGCTGTAACTGTTGTTGCTAGTTGTGCGGGTGTAATATTTAGGTAGCTAGATATTTGTGTCCATGTACTGGTGCCATTACCTACCTTTACCTTAAGTGTATCTGTTTCAACACCAAATTCTCCTGCTCTTAAAACAGGATTTGCTGAAGTCCAATTTGCTGCTGTGTCTCTGCGTAATTGAATTCTAATTGCCATTATGCACCACCTCCGTCAATATAATCACCTATAAAATTTGAACTAGCACTGCCTGAACTTGCAAAAATTCTAGAGTCATCAACATACTCTCCATAATTTACTTCTTCTACTATACCACTTGATGCGTTGTGTGTATGCTCCAAAATTTCTTTTGGTCCCGCAACGTCATACCAAACTTGTCCATTGTAGCCTTTAAATGTACTTTCTGATGTATCAAAATAAAGTTGCCCTAAATCTGGATTAGATGGTGGTCCCGATAATACTGAAACTCCTGTAGAAACATTTTCCCAAGCCGTACCAGAATAAATCTTTAACTTTCCAGTTAAACTATTATAGTAAATAGCTCCAGTTATTCCTACAGATGGATCTTCAGTAAGCGCTGGTGGTGCTATAGGCGTTAAGAATTTTTTTGTCATACTTTATCCTGTAATTACTACTCTATATGCTCCAGCTGTTGGTGCGATTGCAAATGTTAGTGTAACTGTAGTATCTGATGTATGATCAACATCTACCTCAACCTCGGAATATGGAGTAGAGTTTGAATAAACTGCAACCGTTACATCACGTGTTCCAAGATTATGCTCTGCCGCAAATGTGTAAGGGGCTTCAGTGGTTGTAGTAATATTAGATTTCCACTTACGTACTACTTCATGATAGTTTGTACCATCATTTGTAAGTGTCCATTGATCTGAAGATTCATTCCATACTATTGAAACATTAGCAGATGTTCCACGTTCTACTTCAAGTCCTGCGTTTTGGGACGGAGTACCTGTTTCATTGTTATTTAAAACAATAATATTATCATTTAATGTTGTTGTTTCTGTATTTACCGCAGTTACTGTACCATTAACTGTTAGGTTTCCGCCAACTGTTAAGTTGTTAGTAATTGATACATCGTCTGGAAGTCCAATTGTTACTGCTGAATTTTCTGTTCCAGATCCTGAAACTGTAACTTCATTTTCTGTTCCAGCAATTGTTGCAATATAATTTCCAGTTGTCTGTGTAGCAAGATTCACATTCTTGATTGTTACTGCACCAGATGTTACTGTAAAGTCATCTGTTGAGAATGAAGCCACACCCTTATTAGTTGTACTTGCATCTTCTCCAGCCACTGTAATTGATGTTCCAGAATGCGTTACATCAATTCCTTCTCCGCCAAGAATAGAGAGGCCGTGTGATGATGGAGTAAGAGCTCCAGAGTCTGTTGTAACTGTTTTAACAACTGTATCCTCTAGCTCTACATGTCCATCTGTTGTATTAAAATCATCTGAATTAAATGACGCAATACCCTTATTGCTTGTAGAGGCATCTTCTCCAGAAATTGTAATTGTGTTGTTTGTAACAGCTGTATTAATTCCTTCGCCTGCGGCAAAGGTTAGTGTATCTGTTAGAAGGTCTACTGTGTCTGCTGTTCCAGATTCTGCAGCAATTGAAAGAGCTGTTGCTACGCTTACTGTACTTGCAGCAGTTAAACGACCTTGTGCGTCTACTGTAAATGTTGGAATTGCTGTTGTTGAACCATAAGATCCAGCTGTTACTGCTGTATTGTCTAAATCAATTGTTGTTGTTCCAGCGGTGTCATCGTATGTCGCTGTTAAAACATTTCCACCTAATACTGAAGACCCAATAACATCTTGGATAACTTCTGTAGAGCCAGACATTGGCATCCATGGACCATTTGGTGAAGGTAATCCATTGTAGTAGTACATGACATTGTTGCCGCTGTCATAGTAAATTTGTCCAGTTACTGGGCTAGATGGTGCAGCTCCGAGGTTTTGGATTCTGGCATTGAGAAGCTCATTCTTATTGAGATCAACGCTAACTAAAAATTTTCTTGCCATTTGCTAACTCCCTTAAGACAGGTACGCTGTCCCTGAGAATGGTTGAGCCATTGTCAGTGTTATTTTGTTACTACTATTATAATCTATTCCTGTTTCTAAAACGTCGCCTGCGCTTGATTTAATTGTAACGTTTGGCTTCATACCTAAATTATGATTAATTTCTACAGAATATACTCCAGATACTGGTCCAGTAACTTGTGTAAGTTCCCAAGAGTACTCTAAAGTCATGTTTAAAAGGTAATTTGTTGCTCCTGCCCAAGTTAGATCTGTTGGCTTTGGCCCATAGAATCTTGTTGTATTTTTATCATAGTAAAAATCTCCTTCAAGACCAAAATTTTCTGCAGGAGCACCTACTCCATTAAGTATGCTTTTTCCTCTTGGGCCTTGGGGGCCAGGAGTAGAAACTACAACTTCGTTGCTTGGAACTGTTACAACAATTGTCTCTACCATTATATTGTCACCGATCTGCTAAGTGTCATAAAGCCCTCTAGCAATTTAATTTTATTTGCGTTTGAATCTGTCAGCATAATGTCATATGATGATTTTGGATAGAATAGTTTATTGGTTTGTGTTGGAGTCATTTTAATAGTTAACTTGCCAAGTAGTGGGGTTATTGTGATTCCGCCTGATGGTGAAGTTAAACTAAAAGCTAATTTAGTTCCACCTTTTGTATCTCTTACCTGCATTTTTGCTGTTGAGCCTGTTAGGTCAATAGGTAGCCCATTATCGTCTTTGTATTCAACAATAAATGAAAATGTGGCATTTTGATCCACTTCGAAATTCTTTTGCCCTGCCATTTTATAGTACTCCTAAATAGGAAAACTCCTATGCTTATTTTAGCACAGGAGCTATCCTAACAGTAATAATTAAATTACTTGCTTGTAAATCCAAATTCTTTGTTGCTTGGGCTTAATGCCTTTAGAATTACTGGAGCAATTGCTGCTACGCCAGCTGCAATCAAATCCTTTGGATTTGTATTTCCAGTCATGTATAGAGCTGTGGCTGCTGCCAAAAATGCTCTTCCGTATGTTCCAATTGCTGCTAAAATTTGTTCTTGCATTGTTACTTTCCCATCTTTGTTCAAGTCAGCCTTATCAAATTTTTTGATAGCCATTTTATCATCTCCATTTTGGGCGGGGTGCCCAGAATTTTGGGTTAATACCCAATACTCATATTCTACCATTAAGCGGAAATATCTACAAGCTCACAGTTTCCATCTGAGCTGCAGGCAAGAGTGGCATTAGTAGAAGTGCCATCTTCTGTCTCATAAAAAGATAAATCTTCCCAGCGAATTTCTTTAGGCATCTTTGCAACAAGTGCATCATATTCTGCTTTATCTACTTCTTGGTAGGGAGCCTGCTTGTATGAGTGATCTGAATGAGGCAGGAATGAAATTCCAGATACCTCATCAAAATGCTTATATACCCATGCCCCAACCTCCATCCACTCATCTTCTTTTACAGAAACTGTAATTGAAGGCTTGTGCTCACACCATGCACGTTGATAAACTAACCATGTATTTAGGTGGTCTAATGCTGTTAAATCATTTCTAACAATTGCACCCTCTGGTGCCTTAACTGGAAATGAAAATACGTATGTATCATTTGGCTTCATAACATCATCTTCTACTGGAATTCCGACTTCCTTTAAGAATGTAGAAATTGGATCTCCCTTTGAGCCACGAACTGTACGAATGTAATATGGTGAATGCCAAGGATGCATTCCTGAAGATACCCCGACCAATTGAGATACTGTGCCAGAAGGCTTTACACATGTAATAGCTGCAGACTCAGGAATCCCAATTTTCCCAGCCTCTTCTTTATTCGTTTCTCTTGCATATTCACGAAGACCCGATAGAGTTGTTTCCAACTTATCCAAGCCCTGCTTTCCAGAAAAGAACTTATGTCCAAATTGTCCAGTTAAGGATACACCAAGCAGGCGTTCTTCTTCTGTATTATCTTTCCATATTTTACGTAAATACTTAAAATCTGTTAGCGTTGATTGCCATGTTCCCAAAATTGTAGCAAGGCGAACTTTGTTTGCAACATCTTCAACTGTATCTTTTTCACGAAGTACGACTTCTGAAAGATTACAAAACTGGTAAGGACGTAAGATAATCTCTGAGCATGGGTTAGTTCCGTAGTGAATATCTGGATCTCTTCTTCCATACTTGGCTGCTTGGGCTTGAGCTGCGGCCACATTGTATATACCTCGTTCTCCTGATTTTGAATCATA